GAATCCACGATAAAATATTGAATACTATAATTTGATGGATCAGTATTCTGATAAAGGAAGTTTACGTTTCCGCCATCATTTTGCCCAAAACCACCCTGAACAAATTCAGCAGCAATAAAAGCATCGTAGTCAGAGGCATCAACAAAAAATCTTTTCGATAAGTTTGATTCTACTAATCCTTGGTTGATAAATTCCATTCCAAGATTAGGACTCTGATCCAAATCAGAAGGATCTACTCTAGGTATTGTAGATGGTTCTAAAGTTAGAATGTCATCTCTACGATAGTTAGAACCTGGATCAGAAATAACAATACTTGCGATATTACCACTACCATCAAAATTTCCAGATCCAACAACAACAGTAGCTTTTGCTTGAACAATATCGTCTCTGTTTTTAGCAGCGTTTGCAAATATCAGTGGGACATTAGTATAAGTATTTGTATAATAGTCTTTACCAAGACCAATAACAGTAGATGAACCAATACCACTGTCATCAACTTTGGCAGCGTATTGTAAATCTAATAGTGATACTTCTTGAAAATCTTTTTTAGTTACATAATATAAGGTCTCGGTGGTATCCGCATCAGGATCAACAATAATATCAATAATGTCTCCACTACCAAAATCATGAGATTCTGTTGTTTCTAGAATAGCAATAGACTCATTAACACTAGTAACTCTGATATTTCTACTTAATTCATTAATAACGACAATTTTTGTTCCTGCTGTATTGCCTAGGTCACTACTTTTAAGAATTACTTCTCCTTCTTCGTAATTTAAGAAATTATCAAAGTCACCAGACAATACTTTAAGTCTGACTGCATTTTGTTCAAACGTACCTGCTAATATTTCTCCAGTAGCAATTTCTGTAGTGGGGTCATCAAATAATACAAGTGCAAGAGTTTCGCCTTGAGTGTATGTACTATTTTGAGATAACAATAAGTTAATCACTCTAGTAGAGGAATTAAAATCATATCCTGATTCAAAAGTACCAGAGATGTTTCTCAACACCATCAAGTTTTCTTCACTTACGTCTCTAATTAGTTCACCAACAGCGCCAGTTGTATCTTGAGTAACTATATCTCCTACAAAACTAAAGAAGTTCTGCAGTGTTGTAAGTTGAGACGCTTTAGTATCACGAGATTCGATACCAGAGACTGGTTTTCCAAATGTAGACGCAACAATGCCAGAAGCACCAATACCACCACTTCCAGAATCATCAACATAAATTCTAGATCCAACTTGGAAGTTAGGTTGAGAATCTTCAATAATTACGGATGAAACAAATCCAGGACTAACATAATCCACAAATGCAATTTCATCTGCACCATTCTTTAAAGTGCCAGGAACAAATAACCTTCTAGAATTAGAAGGAATAGACTTTTGTGTAATTTTACTTTCGTAATTAGATTTTACGGGAAGAGAATAAAAGTTCTCTCCCATGATGTATGGGTAAACAGGAGTGTTGCTTGCATCAATAGTAATGAAGTATGCATATGTGCCTTGTGGATATTCTGGAGTTACACAGAATCTACCATTATTAATATCAAGACGAGTCTTGCCAGTATCAACTGTAGCAATCCACTCATAGTCATCAACAAATGTGCCCATGTCGTATGGAGCATCTACAGGTCCATCAGTTCTGGTTGACTTAAGTTGATAACCACTATTCATCCTCTGGATAGAAGATGTATTGTTTAAAGGATTAGAAAATGCATATGGACCATAAATTGGATTGCCGTCATAAGCATACCCAAGAATTGGTGAATGAGTAAGAGTTGCTGTCTCTTGTAAAGTAACAGAATTAAGATTATCTCCTAATCTCAAACGTAGTCTTTTTGGGTTTGCTGCAATACCGTAATAATATTCATTTTCAATAACATCTTTGACTGATAGACCACCATTGTCATCTAGAATTATCTCATTTTCAAAGTATCTATTTTGCACCCATCTGTAAATTTCAGCAGTTGCCGCTGCAGGATTATTTTCTCCTTCAGAAACTAATTGAACTCTTACATTTTCTTGGGTGTAGAATTTACCACCAGAAATTTTTTCAAACTGGATGATTTTTCCTAATGTATTAATCTTTGTGCGATATTCTGCAAACCTACCTTTTCCTGCCAGATCGCTAATTACAATGAGAGGTGGTGCAGAATAGTATTCTCCAGCATCAATAATTCTAATACTAGTGATTTCGCCAGATGTTACAACTGCCTCTGCTTTGCCATTTCTACCAGCAGTAATCTCAATTAATGGATCTGATGTGTAATTTTCATTTTTAGTAGTGACGATAGTATTAACAGTATCTCCCGCCAATGAAGAAATTGCAACAGATGAATCTCCATTCACCAAAATGTAAGGAGGTTTAGTATATCCAGATCCACGTCTTGTAAGTGTGTATGTCTGAATATTACCATATGCAATATTATTTTCACTTTTAAAACTAAAAGCAATAGAACCATCAACAAAAACACCAACATCTCTAGTTGAGGTTTTATATACTTCAGGTGTTGTACTAGTCTCTTTAGGGATTAGTTTTAATAGTTGAGGATCAACCATAGGAGTTGGTTGAGTTTCTCCCGTCAAAATTCTTGTAGATGGGTATGAAGATGTGGAAATATAGAAATACTGACCATCTTCATATATTGCACTTACATCAGCAATATATTTCAACAATCCTTGACCAACGCCAGGATTTAAAGGAACTGATGGAGTTAATGAACCAGGGTTCATTTTCCAGCGAATAGTATTAGAATCTTCGTTATAGATTATAGTGTTCCTAGTTTCAAATCCTGGTTTAGAAATTTGAACTTTATCACCAACTTGAGAATATGGTGTCGCAACATCAACATTTAAATTTGTTAGTGTTCCATAAACAAGTAACTTGACATCACCTTGATCGGTAGATGCAGTAACATTAGAATAACCTACTACAAGATCTCCTACACTGTGGGTTCTTGTAATATTACCACGTTCTTTAATAGTAAATTGTCTAGCACCCTTTCCTTCGTAACTAATAACTTCATTATTAATTTGAACAAAACCATTCTGTGTACTCCAACCTAAAGTGGAATCCACAATAATAGTTTCGTCAGTTCCTTGAGCAGGCGTGAGATCCCTGTCTAGGACTGTCTTTTGGGGAATTGCAAATTCTCCATTTACCGTAGATGGATTGATGAGTAAATTAAATAGACCATAGTCACCAACCTTACCGATACCAACTACATTTTCAATTCCTACAGATGCATAACTAGAATTTGGTGAATTTTTATCAGCCTGTTGTATAATGGTTTGACCAATCAACCAGTTGGCATCACCTTGTAAAATAATTACTTGTAGAGCAAAAGCAGCGTCCCAATTAGATTCCGATGCCTTAATAGTAAAATCTTTGGGATAGTATGTTGTAGGGATATCATCTGCACTTTTTGAGATGATAGAATTGAAAATAAATCTAATAGACTTATCAGTTCCCTTGACTTTATAGAAGTCAGCAATATTTTTGATTAGTTGACGTTTGTCAATGTCACCCTTGAGATATACTTCTGGGACATCAACTAAATATTCTCTCTCAAACGCCTTTACAAGAGCGTACAAGAAGAGATGACTTAAATTATGTACTACCGAGTTGGTATCATGAAACTTTGCATCAGAAGACGTATATTGGGACTTTTCGTAGAGATCCCCCAATTGGGTTGTCCCACTGACTCCTCTGGAAACTTCTAGAAACTCTGTATCAGTTCTCGAAGCATAAAAACAAATTTCTTCGCCAATTTTGATGTATCCGTCCTTTCTTGGGAATGAAGATGCATCAGCAACTGTAATAGATGTAGCGTCAGAAGAAACACCAACAGTTAGTGTGGTTTGTTCTGTTAAAAGATTTTTTTCATAAAAATCAACATCACGATATGTTGTGATATTAGAAATGATATCTAACGACTGACCAGTCGATTCTAACTGTTCATAGTATGATTCTAATACTGCTGCTACATTTCCATATTCAGAAACGATAAACGCAGGAATCTGGGTTTCAATTAGCGATGAAATTTTATTACTCATCTAACTACTCTGGGTATACCGCGAACTTACTATTAGCAACATCAACATCTAGATACATGTGTCTAGATGCATCGATATCATTATTACGAGGAACCACACGAACTGAAATTCTATTGTCAAAGAAGGTACCTTGAATGATAGTCACGTCGTACAATTTGATTTCACCCTCATCGTAATCAACATCTCCGATATAGTCCTTCAATACTATCTTTTCGCCAGTTCCAGGATCCAGTCTATATAGGATCATTTTACCTAGGCGATCTTCCATATAGACATCAGTAATAGGATATTCACTGACTCTAAATGCTGTGCTCTGGATTACAGGACCATCTTCAAGACAATTACTCTTAAATGGATTCTGGAAACAAAGTTCGTAGTAAGAAGTTGAGTTAATGAGTGGATAGAAATCCTTTCTCATTTTTACAGTTGTAGTGTTTGATGTGATTGATCTATCTGCAGAATCAATAACACCAATATACTTACTATATCTAAATTTACCGTTAAACTTCTCTGTACTAGATGCTTTAGTGTACTGCTCAACTCCAGTGAATACTTTAGTTCTAATATCTTCTGGGAATTGATTAGTAATTCTTGTATTGAAGTTAATTCTACTTTCTAGTTCTAGATAAAGAATTGATGGATCTTTAATTTCAGGTGTAACTGAAGCAACAGCATAATCTTTCAACCCAGCAATAATTTGCTGCTTGGTTGTAGTTGATAGAGTAGCACCACTATCAGGTTTGATTACAATCTTGACTTTACCAAATTCTGGATATCTTTCTTGCTCACCACCATAGGTAATGATGTCAGAGATTGCTGGATAAATTTTTCTTACAATAGCAGCGTAATCACTTGAGGTTACTGCTCTGTTTTGTGTGGCATACAGTTTAGGTGCATTAAACTTGATTTTGTCAATACTCTCAATATCAGCACCACCATTTGCTACATCAACAACAGTAATGTTTCTTACTTCAGTTGGGAAAGCGGTGCCATTAGTATCTTCCAAAACACCAGAGAATACAAACAAAGATGCCCCATTTGCTTCTGCACCATTAGAAATTAGGTATGATGCTTCGACATAGTTGTTGTCTTCTAGTTTTTGACCAATTACACCATCACCAAAGAATAACTCGTATCTCTCGTCATCAGTCTCATCGACGTAGAAAATACCGTCAGTATCTTTAATATCAACAATATTGTCAATCATAGTGAAGTAACTAAACTCACTAGACTCTTCTGTTGGATATATCTTGACTCTAATAGTGCTGGAGTCTGCTTTTCCGTTTGATAGGATATATTGTTGAGACCTAATAATATTACTTACAGTAAAATTGTCCTGAACAACAGATCCTTCGTATAACTCTACATTAGTAAAAAATGCTTGACCATTTACAACTCCTGCCTTGTAATCATCAAGAACTACGAAACGATATAGTTTATCATTGAAAGTAGTGACAAACCCCGTACCTTTCTTCAAGATAATGATAGCAGGAGCAGATCCCACAAAATTTACTTGAAAATTGACCATAGCCTTTGCGGAGACTACGGACTTTGGTTTGTATCCTAACTGCTTTGCTAGAGAAATTACATTGTCACGAAGAGTTGCTGATTCTAGAAACAACTCATTTACTACCATGTTCGTGTTGAACGCGGTATAATACGTGTTATATGCTAATACATCTAGTAAGGTACTCCAAACAGAACCTTCAAAATCATAATCAGTAAAATCAGTCTGCGCCCTCAAATAATCTTTGAGCGTAGTTTTGATGTTTTCAAAATCTAGATTATTTACTTGAATATGCTTCATCGGGTTCTCTGAAGGAGGAAGTTGATTTCTTGACTAGGCGTATCCTGACGACCGCGAATAGTAAATTCAATACGAGCCTCAAAAGCATTGTTGTCAAAATCTGGGGTAACTTCGATAGCTTCCAGACTTATCCTTGGTTCGTATTTTGACAATGTTCGCTTGATCTCATCGGCAACAAGACCAGCAACTGCAAAATCAAGTTGCCCAAACAGTAGTGCGCTAATACCCGAACCTATTTGACTATCAAATAGTCTTTCTCCAGGATTTGTCAATAACAAATTTGTAATTGACTGCTTAATAGCTGCCTCATCTTTAGTTACCTGTAAATCCCCATTAATAGGGTGTGGATTGAAGGTGACCTTTAAATCTTTAAAAGACTGTTGATTAGGCACAATACTATGATTTATTGTTTATTTATGGTCCTTTTTCTTATCTTCTGTCTTACTCTTTTTTAAGAGTTTATCAGACTCTATTTGAGTGATGAGAGTCATTCCTGATTTGATAAAATTTTTGCTCTTATCAGTTGGTGAATTACCCATTTTCTTTCTCCTTTAGTGTTTGCCAAAAATAATCATCGGTGTCTCCTAGGCGTCCCCAGTCGATTCCTGCCTCTACTTGGTATTCTATGGTAGATACTTTAAAGTCAGGGAACTTGGGTTCCTGTGGGGTGATAGAGAGGTCATACAGACGCATCCTGTTATTAGGATACAATGCATACTGACCATTCTCTAGTGCAATGCAATTATGTGATTTGTGCTCTTGAGGCACTTCACTTACATTATTATCTATCACATCTGGATTTGCATGGTAGTTATCTAATGTAAACAAATACTGACCTTTCATCAAACCATGATCTCTTGTAAAGACTTCACAGTCCATAGATGAAACAAATCCTTTGTTCATACATGCAACACCATAATCCATACAATTCCAAAATTGTAGGTTTTCCAGACTCATGTCAACATCTGGTGTTTTAGGTGATCTTACAAATGCACTGATAGGTAGCTTGTCATACATTGCTCCATATGTAGGCAAGTATGTCTCAAAGTAAAAAGCACGCCCAGGTATGCTCTTTGCACATACCCAGACGCCTTCTACAAACTCCCCATGTCCATCTTGGTGATCTCGTAAGTATTCCCTACGAACCCACACCTTTTCTGCAGGAAGATTGCAAATTAAATTCACTTACCCTGTCCACGGTAACGCTTCTTTGCACTGTTACGTGATGTTGATGCGTACTTGGTGTTCTTGCCATTGCCTTGACGACTCTTCTTCGGAATTGCTTCAATGAATTGAGTGCCAGAGAGAGATTTTTTCAGTCTTGCCATTTGATCAATATCGAACTGCTGTTATTATACCACAAATTTAACCACCTGCCAACACTGTATGTGATCCTTGTGTCATGACTGCTCCAAAAGACAGTACATCACCGATACGCATCACTGCTGTACCATTACAAAACACCATTTTGGATCCTTTAACACATGTGTCGGTATGAGGTGGATTTTTACCACATACATGTACTGATGTCACATCACCTACACGACATACTGCTTTCTTATTCACAAAGACATTCAGAGACCCTGTAATTACTGGTACAGGTGGCCAACACTGATGACCACTCTCTAGATCCTTAATCCTGCTTATACCTGATCCTGCCATTACGTGCCTCCTCCTGTTGTTCCTACATTACCATAGCTAGCAGTTCTTTGACGCTGCAATCTATGTATCGTCCTTGCCTTGTGATTTACCCAATTGTTATCAACGTCCACATAAGCAGGAAACAACCATGTATATGGAGGACATGTACTTGTAACTGTAATTTGATAATGATAACGTAGTGTTTGTATCAGAGAGGGTCGATAACTCCACATATAGTTACTACCTGCCTGTGCAAGGTCATGAGCAGTTGGTCCATATAATGCTCTTCCTACGTCTGGAGTTTGGGTATTTGCACTTGCTCTACCACTTCCAGGTATCTTTCTGGCAACCAGAGGCTCGCTCCTCATTTTTGGAGGTATAGGCCGCACCCTACCCTGACCACTTATATACGATGAACTACGTACATTGTCTAGTGGAAGTGGCACCTCTAGTCCCTTATAGCTCTCAATGAAACCTGCCTCGGCATCATACATCCACTTCTCCGAGTAATTGCCAATGATAGGTAAAGGCAATACTAATGTGGTGACTCCAGGTGCTACACTGATACTCCCCATGCTCACAGTATCAGTGCCTGCTGTCATGTCTGGTATTGTCGGTACACCACCTTTTAATACAATTACACCAGGTGGCATGACACTGATACTGATACCTGTGATTAACTCGGGACTAGGCTGTGCAGGACCAGGTGTGCCTCCAGGACATACCAAGTTTGCTTGAGCAGTGACATTCACTATCCCAGCAGTCTCGTATATATTAATATCCTGCCCCTCGCGTTTCATCAAGGGCAACACAAAAGGTCCAGGGGCAGGCAGCATCTTCCATCCAGGTCCAGATCCTAAAGTAAATGATATTCCGTTAGGTATGAGAATTGCCATTATTCTAAAAGTTTTAGTCTTTTATCTACATCATCCAAGTAATCTGTTATCTTCTCATGTGCGTCAGCACCAGGGCGTCTATACATGAGACTTGGAGACTTTAGACGCTCGACTTCAGCTTTCAGTTCCCGAATCTCCTGGAATGCTCTCTCCAGCACTTGTTCCAGGTTCAGAGATTTCTTTGAGGAGTTCAAATCGTTCATCTTCTTGTTTTGGGTTCTTAAAGTTTTCGGCGGCACGTTTCTCGAATTGTTCGCAGAAATCATCGAACTCATTCAATACTTCTGCTTGCTTATTGATGAAGCTATCGTAGTCTTTCATGATTCAACTATTTTGGGCATTTTTTTCTGGGGGAAATTTTTTTATTTCCTGGGAATATTTATCTTGCTTGGGTAACACTTTGTAGGTTAGAGTAGTGGTAGGAGTCCCGCTCGGCATTCGGGGGTATACAATAAAGGGGGCATATTACTGCCCCCTG